TTCCTCTGCGTGGGCTACCTCCTGTTCGGCAACAATCTTCTGCCGCATCTCATCAAACTTACCCCACAGTGCACCCAATTCTGGCGGGGCTTTGTACACCATCGTTTCTCTGACCTCTGCCCATATCGCATCCAGCCTTGAGTTGATCAGTATCCGCCGCAACGCCCGCTTACCTACACTCTCTTCACCCTTGTAGACTTGTCTTGCTTCGATCTGCTCTTTCAATAACAGCTTACTAATCTCGTCATGCGTATCCATCAAGACGCCTAACTGAGTGCCGATGTCGGTAAATACGTCGTTCGGGTCAGCCTTGGCTATCTCCTGCACCCGCTGCACTTCCGCGTTGTACTGCTGCTTCTGTGCAGGTGTCGGGTCTACTATCTTGTTGTACTGCTCCTTCAGGTCTTTTAGTACATCGCCAACTTCTCCCGCTGCGCCTTTGATGTCTTTGTAGAGTTTGCATCCAGCCTTGACAGCAGCGACAGCAGCGTTGGCAGCGGCGAGTAGGGTTAGCGGATCAATTTATTCCTCACTTAAACCACGGCCCGACGAGCCAGCACACGACCGAATAGCGCGTACCCGCAGTTATGTCTTCGACGCCATGTAACAAGAACGACGGGAACACGAGCACTGTGCCTTTTGCTTGTGGTGGGTAGTACCGCTCATGCCCATCCTGAATAAAAAACCTGCCGCCTTCGAAGTCATCGTTCAAGAACGCCAGCACAGTCAGCTTGCGGCACTCACTTTCAGGATTCAAGAACGTATCCATGTGCGCGGTATAGCGACCACCTGCCGGGTACTTCAAGAACTCGCCTTGATTAGCGTGTGTGACGGCAAACTTCCATGCGCGGTTATTTGCAGCAAACCCAGCCGCAGCCAGACGCCCACCAATGTCTTTATAAACTGGCAGCATCACGCGCTCGACATTACGAATCTCTGTATTGATCGCGCCTTCACCTGTGCCGATAACCGGCGGCAGGGTTTCGATCATTTCTTGCGTATAGGTCTTGATGATAATGTCGCAAGCCTCGGGGGTCAGGATGTCGTCGTATATCCAGTGGCGCAGGTTCTTTGGTTCTGGGGTGGGCAGGTTCAGTTTGCCGCGCTTGTCGTAGATATACTCTTTGTGTGGGCCGTCAGCATCAACGTAGTGCAGGAAGACCTGTGCTTGCCACTTGCCTTCGGTATAGACCTCGCGCCAATGATGCTTGTCCATGCCACGGTACAGAACAGCATCGCCAACCCCCATACGAATCCCGCTGGCGTTATCCTTCTCCATACTATCGCCCATGTAGATAGGCCAGACATCGCCTTCAAACCCCAGCGTGACTGTTGCACTGATCTCACACGACTCGCGGTCGGTATGATTCTTTAACTCATCGCCCGGTGCATATAGACGAGCGTATGAGTATGTTGGCAAAAGACGCTTGCCTGATGCCGTCTCGAAATGCGGCAGAAGCTGCACCAGCAGTGAGTCAAACACCTGTGCACCGTGAATCGCTTCGGACTTCGGACATTGGGGGTCTTGCGTCGTTTGCTTTTGAGCGACAAGTTTCTTTAACTCAGCCGTTAGCTGCGCACAATTTTCCTTATCCAGAAAGTCTGGTAGGTGTACATACTTCTGTACCACAAACTGCGAGACAGGATCACACATAAATTATTCACCCCATTGAGCAGTTGGTTCTACAGGCCAATCAATAAACCCCGGCTGTGGATTGATGTTAAAGCTGCGTAACCAAGCGCGATAGGTGAAAAACTCGGTCTGGTTCATCAAGTACGGTGGGTACGCCGGATCAGCCGTGTCTGGTTCAGCAGCCCAGTTAGTAGCAACGTATTTTTGTTCTGCCGTAGTTTTATTTTCTTCCGCAGTAGGTACCGGTGGCGGTGGCTCTGGCATTACTTCACAAACACCGTTGTAGTACCACCAAACATCGGCAACGCAGTCATCCGGGCAGTCAATCCAAAACAGCGGCGCAGCAACAGAAAACTCGTTTTGTTCAACCTGTGCAATACGCTCACCGACGTTACCTTCATAGTCGGTACGCTTTTCGTTAGGAGAGATAAGTGCTTTCATATTTACCTCGTGTTAATTAATAGAATTCTTCAACAATAACGATGCCGGGACCGCCTGTACCGCCTGTGTTGGTTCCTACTGGTGGTGATCCTCTTGGTCCAGCGCCATCACCACCAGTGCCAATACTTGTATTTGGCGCACCGTTTGCATTTGGCCCACTAATAAGAAATCTTGTTGTGTTAAATATTTGCGAAGTTCCACCAAAAACATTGCCGCTAGGGAAACTAACAAGGTTGGTAATACCTGAATTTCCAGTAAAAGTTACAGAACCACCGGGCGTTGGGCTTGGTACAGCTCCAGTGCCACCAGCGCCACCAACGCCAACACTCGGGCCACTGCTATTGCCGCCATTTGATCCGCCAGTAGCCGAAACAAGCGGACCAAATGAATTCGTTCCCGGCCCCGCTGTAATTGATAGTGGCCCCGGAATAACTGGCGCATCCAAATAACAAATTGCACCACCACCGCCACCACCACCACCACCGCCTTGTGCAGCGTTTACCGGGGTTGATGTTGCACTTCCGCCAGTACCACCCCCACCAACAACTGTAACTCTTATTGATGTTAGCCCGGCAGGTTTAGTCCATGTAGCAGGTGAGGTGTATGTGCGCATAATGTAGCCACCACCGGACGCGGTAGAACTAACAGTCACTGCGCCAGTGCCCCCGCTAATTGATATGCCCGAACCGGCTACGATAGAAGTAACACCAGCATTAGTGATTGTCGGGTCGCCGGAAGCACCTGTACCGTTAGTGACACTTATGCCTGTGCCCGCAGTTATAGTTCTAGCCGCCGTAGTATTAGCCGAAGTTCTAGCCAAGATGCCGTTAGAGCCGGGGTCATCAACTGTACCAAGATTGGTACGCGCACCAGATGCTGTAGAAGCACCTGTACCGCCATCAGTAACAGCGAGGCCAGTACCTAACGACAACGCTGGGAGGTAGTCAGTAGCAACACTTACATTTGTACCATCCGCAAAAATAATCGTTTCTTTACCCGCTGGAATAGTTACGCCCGTGCCCGCTGCCGTCGTGTTACCAATTACAGTTGAACAATAAATAGTTGCGCTGTACGCGCTTGCGTTACGAATAATGTAGACCTTATCCGTTGGTGGGATATAGACGTTGAAGTTTGCGGTGGTTGTTGTGGTCAAGTTAACGACCATATTACGAGACTGATCCGCTGCGCCATTATTTGCTGTTAACGCTTGATCAGCCGACGTAATACTGACTGATACGTAACCAGCAATAGCGTCCTCAATTAACGTACCAAGGTTGGTGTTAGTCGTAGACCCCCACGTACCAGCTTGCTCACCTGTAGCAATTAGCTCTATACGTAGGTTAGGAGAGAATGTGCTTGGCATTTTGTATCCTTAAATCAGTAAAATTCTTCAACAATAACGATGCCGGGGCCGCCTGTGCCGCCTGTGTTGGTTCCTACTGGTGGTGATCCTCTTGGTCCAGAGCCATTGCCACCAGCGCCAATATTTGTATTTGGCGAACCGTTTGTATTTGAGCCGGCAAAAACCAATCTTGTTGTGTTAAATATTTGCGAAGCTCCACCCTGACCGCTGCCAGCCCCAAGAGGAGTGTTTGACGCAATTCCAGCAACTCCAGTAAAAGTTACAGAACCACCGGGCGTTGGGCTTGGTACAGTTCCAGTGCCACCAGCACCACCAGCGCCAACTGACGGGCCAGAGGAATTGCCGCCATTTGCTCCACCAGTAGCCGAAACAAGCGGGCCAAATGAATTCGTTCCGCCACCAGCAGTAACACCAATCGGGCCGGGAATAACTGGCGCACCCAAATAACAAATTGCACCACCACCACCACCGCCGCCACCACCGCCTTGTGCAGCGTTTGTCGGGGTTGATGTTGCATTCCCGCCTGTACCACCACCACCAACAACTGTAACTTTTACTGATTTTAGTCCAGCAGGCTTTGTCCATGTAGCAGGTGAGGTGTATGTGCGCATAATATAGTCCCCGCCCCCGGACGCGGTAGAACTAACAGTCACTGCACCGGTAGAAGCACTAACGGAAATACCTGTGCCTGCGGCTATAGAAGTAACACCAGCGTTAGTAAGCGTTATGCTACCCGCACCGTTTGTTACAGTAATGCCTGTACCTTGTGTGAGCGCTGCTTTGGTAAGTGTGTTGCCGGTGGTGTTGCCAATTAGCAGTTCACCGTTGACGTACGAAGTCTGACCCGTACCACCGTTTGTTATGGGTAATGTTCCTGTTATACCGTTAGCTAAGTTGATTTGATCCCATTGTGGGTTATTACTACTACCGGTATTGGCGAGATAACGCGTAGCCGTTGTGCTCTTCGGGAGAAGTACGAAATTATCTGTACCAGAGGCATACAGAAGGTCACCCTGTGCAGAACCTAATCCAAACGTATCGATTGACGAGCCATCGACGTTCACAGACCTAGCCGCTGTGTAAGTCACGAACACATCTTTAGTGCCAGCAGAAAAGTTTGTTTTTGTTGGTGCGCCTGCGCTAGAAGCCAGCACTGTGTCACGGGAGAGTGTAGTACCAGAAACGGTATAAGTGCCGATACCCACTTCCCACTCGGAAGTGCCCTGACCAGCAATCGTGTAGTAGGTCGTGTTGCCGTTACCAATGACAGAAAACGACTGGAACCCAGTAGCAGGACCGGCAAGTGTAATAGTGCCTGTGCCGGTAGAAGTCGTTGTTTCTTTAACTCGATCCGCTAATACTAAAGGCATATTACCCTCACACCGTATCTATTTTTTGCCAGTTGCCAGACACGTTAGTGTCAATCTCATCCCAGCTTGGTGACGTGTTGCTATCTATGGCTTGCCAACCGGGAGGCGCATCTGATTCAATTAACCCCCAACCCGGCAAAGTGTCACTGTTGATATTTTGCCAGTCAGGAATCTGCCCGTCGTTAATCAGTTCCCACAAGAACCGCGCAAAGTTAGTGTCACGGAATCTTGCTTGCTCTTGTACAGCTGCAATAAAGTCAGCTGACGCAGCCTGTGTGCTACTGAACCTGCCCTGTTCTGTAATACTAGCTACAAAATCTGCTTGCGCCGCTTGAGTGTTGCTAAACGCTGCTAATTCATTTATTAGTGCTATAAAATTTGCCGTGGCAGCTTGTGTGTTACTTGCTGACAAACTCTCCAACAATGACGCTATGAAAACCACTTGTGCAGATTGCGCTGCGGTTACATCTATTTCTTCAGTAATCGCCCCCGCAAAATCCGCCTGCACTGATTGCGTATTGTCAAACTGTACATCTTCATCAATATCCGCCGCAAAATCTGCCTGTGCAGCTTGAGCATTACTTACATCAATCTGTTCTGATACTGTGCTTACAAAATCAACCTGTGCTGCTTCTGTATCGCTAAAGTTTGCCGTTTCATTCTGCGCTGCGACAGCTATTTGTCTTGCCGCGTTTATTGCGTCAAACTGCGCGTCTTCATCTATATCCGCACTAAAGTCTGTCTGCACCGTTAGCGCAGCATTAAAGTTACCTTGCTCGGCAATCAAACCTACGAAGTCTGCTTGCGCCGCTTCGGTGCTACTTACACTTATTGCTTCACTACGTGCTGCGGACGTTATGCGAATCCCAGAAACAACAGCGTTAAGCTGAGCATTTTCGTCAATATCTGCTGTAAAACTAACCTGCGTTGTGGTGGCTACGCTTACCTCAACTTCTTCATCCTGTGCAGCTGCAAAACTAGCCTGCACTGACTGTGTTGCTGACGCATCTACTTCTTCCGCTATCGACCCAAATGCCGTCTGTACACCAGATACCGTGCTAACCATCGCAACACGGTCTTCAACAACATTAATAAGAACGGAAGCCGCTATGTTCAGGTCATACGCTGTTATTGCTTCATCAATAGCTGCCGCGCCTAATATGTCTGAATCTGTCGCGCTGCTAAAGTGCCCTTCTTCACTAATGTTACCGTTCGCTGTCTGTGCGCCAGAGAAAGAAGCTGTAAACGCTCCAGACTCTGCTACGGCGCTTACAAAATTAGCTTGGGCGGCAAACGTGTTGCTAAAGTTTATTTCTTCGGACGTAACAGCAAACGCTGTTTGTAATCCTGAAACAGTAGCGTCAAACTGAACATCCTCATCAATCTGCCCATCAAACACCGTTTGCGCAGCTACGACTACACTAAACCTTACAGCCTCCGCGCTGTCAGCAAAAACAAATCGATCACCATCTACAACGGCGTTAAAGTTTACCGATTCACTAACCGCCCCTACAGCGGTCTGCAACCCAGATACAGCATCGTTAAGCTGCGCATCTTCATCGATGTTTACTGAGAGTAAAACAGCCGCAACTTCTGTAGATGAAACATTTACCGCCTCATCAATACTGGCAAATAGATTTAGCCCGCCGACTACAGGTAACGCGGAAAAAGGCGCTTCTGAAAGAGCTGAAAACCCAAACATGCGCCTTTACCTTTTACGCAGCAGTTAGCTGTGCCTCTTCAAACCAGCGTGATTGCACAGCACCGTTAGCATCAGTCCATGAAATCAGGTAATAGAAATTACCGTCTTCATCCATACGTAGGGCTTCAACCGGCCCCTGCGGAACAGCGACAGCTAGTTTTACGGTGTCGCCTTTTTTAAACGTAGTAGCCATAACTGCTCCTTAATTAAACAGCATCAGCCGAGAAGGTGTAAGTGACGTTCAGCGTATCGCCGTTAGCCACGATCTTGTCCCCACCGGTAAAGTCACCTGCTGAAAACAAGATGCCCGAAGTGCCCGAAGCAACAGACGCCAAGAACGCACCTGCAACTGTCGTAGTGTTATTGATGTTAAACACAGCAGGGCTTGCCGAGTTGTCGATTACGGACGGGTCAGCGGTAGTAGCCGTACCAAACGTCACGGATTTACGACTGCCGGAATAGTTGGTATCTTCAGTCCAGCCAGCGTGGGAGGCTAACGTGTCACCTGCGTTATATGTGGTTCCTGAGCCGGGGCCAAGCACCAGACCAAGATACCAAGCAGCGGTGTAGCCCGAAGCCTTGAAGTATTTGGTGTTCAAGTCTTGCAGACCTTCGTTAACGACGAGATTGTGGAACTCATCTTCCCACTTTTTCTCACCGTCTGGGCCAAAGCACTCGACCTTGAACACACCGCCAAGTTTTACGCGACCGTCGCCATGCGTGAGTTTGCTCACGCCAGCTTGAACAGTCTCACCCATTTGCGATTTTGCGATAGGCATGATTACCACTCCTTATGGAAAACGAATTAAAGCCGTCGTTGCCGTATTCGCTGGCATTGTGACGGTGTTGTTGGCTGAAGTAAACGTCTTATCTGAACCAAAATCCAGCACGGCTACGGTTTTGTTGCTACGAGTTACGTTATAGATCAAAGCCCCACGAGCCACAAAGTTTGCACCGGGCCACGACACGTTGTTAAAGTCTACGTACACCGTACCGGCCTCTGGGCCTGTGGTTTGAGTGCCGAGCGTTGCGCCTGTAACCGCCACCCCACCTGCCGCGTAGCCTGTACCGGTCACTTCGTTGGTGGGTATGTACACTGTTGTCAGCGGGCCAATATCAGCAAACGCCGTATACAACGCCATATACAACGTATCGGTCAGCAGGTTTTGCCCCGCTTGGAGCATCTCTTGTTTGAAGCTGTTTGTCAGTCCCTGTTGAATCGCCATTACGGATTCACCTTAATCTTTGCCTGACCGTCGCGGTACGCATCACCACGCTCCAGACCTGTACCCAGACGGTTGAGCTGACCAAGTGCCTCTTGGTACTTCTTCTCGTACTGACCGATCATGTCGGCTTCACCCTTCAGGAAGGTATACGCCTCAACCAAAGTGCCGTACAGCAGTACCGGCGAGTAGCTATCACCCAACCATGTACGACCGTCAGCCGCTACCGTGATTGATTCAGGGTAGTAGTAATAATGCAACTCGACGTTGTACAGGATGTTAGGCGTTGGGCCAAGAATGAAGCTGAGTTCGTCCGTGATGGTGCTAGCTATAACAGTCGGGCCAAACAGCGCGTAGTACTTCGGGATACCCGTCTCGTTCGGGTTTGGGTACGCAGCCCGGATGAAGTTCACATCCTTGTTCAGCAGGTACTCGTAGTTACCACTAGCGTCAATTACTGCCATCGAGAAGACCGACAAGAAGTCAGTCGGGCAAGACAAATACTGATTACCACCGGTGGTAACACCCGTGACGTTCTTGCGAAGCGCAGGAATCTGCACCGTGTTGTAAACGCGCTCTTCAGCCTGCTCGATAAAGAAATCAATCTGGTTCGTACCGTCAGACGTGATTACGCCACTACCTGCGACGTTCGTCCACGTGTTTGTGGGGAAGTCGTTCTGCAGGTAGTTCTTGACCGCAGTAAACAGCTCGGTATAAGTCACGGTTCACCTCAACCCATTGGGCCTCGTGCCATTGTGCCTTTGGTAGCCGCGCCGGTACCACGAATCTTGATGCCCGTCGTCTTGGGTTCCTTAAAGTTACCCTTGCTGATACCCACCGCAATATTCATCTCGTTCATGTATTCAGCACCAGACTTTTTCGGCACCTGCGCTTTAACTTCTTTACCGGCCATAGTGTGTGGCTCCGCATAAACAGAAGCTGGGCCTACTTCTTTGCCGTTTTGCTTTTGTGAAAATTTAGCCATTATCGACCTCTGCTAGACGATTTCTGATTTGCTACTTTAGCCAAACCACGGCCAAGTTGTTTCATCTGAAGGTTGGTTTTACCGCCCTTAGCCATCTTCTTAACACCGTGCATACGCTGCTCATGGCCCTTGACCGCCTTCTTGGCGACCTTTTCCATGATTGGCTTGTCTTTCTTAATATCGTCGTGCTTCATAATCTGCTCCTAAGTGATTGTCACGCTACCTACTACGCCACGAGAGGTCAAAGCATTTGGCGTCAACCCTGCGTCGTTTGCTCTTGATCCGCCTACTGGTGCCCAACCCCACTGGATGACTCGGCTACCTTCTGCCGGTACACCATCCGAGTCTACTGCGATGCCGGGTGTTGCTGTCAACTGTAGTCCTGTGGCTCCTGACTGGTAGTAGCTCAAGTCCTTACGTGGATCACGCAGCGCCTGCGGATCATCCACCGGATACATGCCTAACTGCAACTGCGGTTGATCTGGGTCCCAACATGACGGGCACACCAGCAGGTTGTACACCTTGGTCTTCAAGACCTGCTTCTTCAACTCCTTGAGCTTGTACCTCTGTCCGCAGCGGTCACACTCCGCAATCGCATGTTTACCAGAGGCAAACCTATTTCCCATCAGACACCACCAGTAATGTACTGCTGACGTGGCACCAGACGATCTGCAGCCTTCTCACGATCTTCGCTTGCTGCCAACTCCCACGCCTCGTCGTACTGCGCCTTCAAAACAGTCAGCCTGTCCATCGCTCCCGGCACCTTCAACGCTAGATAATACGACAGTCCTGCCACCAAACACGGCACAAATCTGAACGGCACATCCATCGTCTTGGTGCCACCACTACCCGCATCCTGCACGCGACGCAGCCGCCAGTAAACGAACTGGTACGTGGTTGCTGAATCTGGGGTCGGCCATACGGTGACGCTGTTCTTCTGCACCAGATCAATCGCTGCATTGGTCAGGTGACTTGCTGCAGTTGTGCTGTTTTGTCCGCGTACGCAGTTCAGCAAATACGCCGGGTTGCCATTCGCCGCAGGCTGTGTCTGGTTGTAGCCGATCAACTCGGTACCAATTCGCACGAACCCTGCAAACGGTACACCTTCCAACGAGGTGATCGGGATCGATGTTGCCAAGGCATTAATAGTGCTCTGGACAGTACCTAGCAACCGCGAATCGCCTCCCGTCATGCGCTGAATCCAGACCTGAATTGGTCGGCCTTGGATCAGCTTGTTCGGGATCGTGGCGTATGTGGATACGCTTATTCGGGTGATTGTGAGATCGGCTTGGTTACTGGGCTGGTTCGCGTTCGTTCTGATGACGTGATCAAGTAAGTCTACGGTGTCATCCGGCAGCGCGTAGGTTGGTTGCCCTTGTACAAGCGGAATGGACAGTTGCTCAAATGTCCACATGTTCAGACCACGGTTCGCCCAATCAGCAAACAACAGGTTCAAGGAGCGCCGTGCCGTGCGCAAGTCATAGCCCGTACGCAGTTCGCCACCGGCGCGTTCAAACGCTTCCTCAACGATGTCGTTCAGGTCAAGGTTAAAACTGGATGTGCCGGAAGTGGTCATTACTTACCTTTATTCCTGTGCGGTGCTACTTTCTTCGCAATCGTCTTCGGCTGGGCTACGAACTGTTTGCCCGCTTTCTTTCCCGCCCGCTTTGCCCGTGTTGTGGCTGCGTACTCCGCTGGACTCAACGCTTTGATAGCGTCTTCTGGCAGGTACCTTTCGCCAGTCTTCGATGACGGCTTGCCACTCTTTGTGCGCCATTTCTGCTCCGTCCACGCCTTCAGGCTTTGCTGCGGGGCTTTCATCTCACACTATCTTCCCACGGGTCTTACCGCGAATAGCGCAGCCATCAGCACGAGAAGACGCAGATGAAACCTTACCGCCTTTTTTCATACCGTCCAGCTCAGACAACGCTTTGCTCATGCGCTCTCTTGGGGGCGGACGTGGCTCGGCTCTGTCTTTCTTGAACTTGCCATCGAGGTCTTTTAAACCTGCTTGGCTTTCCATCTTGTCAAACTCTTCTGGGCTAACATCCTTGACCTCGCCTCGGGCACGCTTGGCTTCTATCTCTTGAACAAGTTTGCGTAAATCACCCATTTCACACCATCCTTCCGCGAGTCTTACCGCGCTGCGCGCAGCCATCTGCACGAGATGAGGCAGTGCCGCCCTTCTTCATACCACGAGTTTCGCGTTGCATTTCGGAGGCGTATTCGCGGGCTTTCTTTTCCCCGCCTTCAGCATCTTTAAAATGCACGCCCGTTGAAATGCTATCGCGCAACACTTCACTGCCGCCTAGTTCCGCGCTGCCGTATGGATAGCTACGAACCGTTTTAAAAGTAGCGCGTTCTTTCTTAGGTTCTTTCTTTTCAGCCACGGTAGCCTCCGCCCTTTGCTTTGTACTTCTTCGCCAACAACTGCGCTTTGCGGGCGCTCCACTGGCCTGCCGCCGTACCCTGCACTGCTTGGCCTTTGATGCTCTCAAACAGGCTTTTTCTCATGCTGGGTTTCGTATAGTTGCCAGATTGATTCACGCGAGACTTCGTCTCGCCGCCTTCCTTATAGACCGTCACAGGCTCGTTGCCGTCCCGTTTCTTGATCTTTCGGATTTTGGCTGGGTTAATTGCACCCATCCCGCGTGAGGCTCTCATTAGCAAATCTTCCCGCGAGTTTTACCACGCTGCGCGATACCGTCGGCACGGGAAGAAGCGGACGAAACCTTGCCGCCTTTTTTGTAGCCCTCGTCTTTTAGCCCAGCGCGTTCGCCTCTACGAGATGCTGCGCGTTCTTCCATACCTAGTTTTCCAGACAAGTAGGCATCTGCATCCGTAGCCTTGTCGTAAACATATTCTCCAGCACGTTTGATATAGGCAGCAGGAGTGCCAATTGGTCCGCCAAGGCGATCTGCCTTTTCTTGCCGTTCACGCCCTAGCTCACGCCCGTACTCGCGGGATTCTTTTTCAATATCCGCAAGACGTTTGACTCTGTCTGAAGCGTAATCTGTACTTTCTTTCTTTGGCATCACAACCTCCTATCAGCAATACTTCTTAGCTTTACCGCCGCCAGCCATCTTGACCATAGTGCCCTTGGTCTTTCCCTTGGTGGCAACACCGTCACGGCTAGGAGCAGCGGTCTTCACAGCGCCCATCTTCGATGTAGCCATACCACCAGCCGCCATCTTCTTGACCATAGTGCCTTTGGTCTTGCCCTTGGTAGCAACACCGTCACGGCTAGGAGCAGCGGTCTTCACAGCGCCCATCTTCGATGTAGCCATGCCGCCTTTTTTCATCTTGCCTTGACCATCAGCAGCGAACGAAGGGACTTTCTTCCCGTCTTTCATAACCATAGGCATACCGCCATCAGCGTAG